CTCGTTGCTTTTCCATGTTTTTGATCTCTGAGAGCAAATACTCTTTAGTGATCTCCATTTAAGCCGTGGTGCTGACCATGATGTAGTAGTTGGTCCCGTTGCTACCAACGCACTTAATGGTGTGCGTCTGAGTCGGAGTACCAACAACCGCTGCCAACACGCCACCTACCGCAGGAGCGGGGAGGTTAAACAGGTTAGACAGTTTGGTCGTATTGGTATTAGTCACACGGATGAACGAAGCAGATGCCGGGACGGTAGCCGTATTGTTCAGGTCTGAGTCCACTTGCAAAGCTGCAACCGTACCGCCGGTAGAAACACCAGCCGCAGCACCGAGGGTGACACGCAGGGCGTTAGCTGCACCGGAGATTGTTCCGCCAGAGTTAACCGACAGAGAAATATGAGCGCCGTTTACAGTGCCGCCGGTAGCTGCATTAGCACCAGAAACACGGGTAAATGCCCGAAGAGTCTCGCCAGATCCAGTCGAAGTAATGTCCAGGCGGCTGTAGTTCAGGCGGGTATCGCCAGTCGTAGCCGAGGAGGTTGCATAAAAGCTGGAAATGTTCTGGGCAGTCGTTACTGAAATGGGATCAGAAGAAGTACCGCCGATGAATCCGTTGTCCGATTTGACTGGACCGGAAAAGGTCGTTTGAGCCATTTTTGGCTTCCTTTCGTGTAGTAGCACATCCCCGTATCGTCTCTACTACGTCTGCTAGGCCAGTCGATACAGGTAATAAATCCTAGGCTTGATCAATCATAAACCAACCAAGAAAAAAGGGAAGAGATTTCTCCCTTCCCTTTCCTTAGCCGTTTAGGCAGCTCCGGGAGAGCCAAACACCCCGAGGGGGTCCGACCAGCCAAAGCTATAACGCTCACGGGCCTTGTAACGGACGTTACCGGTGTCGAAGTCGCCGTCCATCGATGTTGCCATCGGGGTACGAACAAAGTGCTTCAGACCGTTGGGTACGTCAGTCGTCAGGAACCAAGCATCGGTGTCGGTCAGGAAGTGGTTAACTGTGTAACCTTCCGGGATCGAACCGTTGCTCTTCAGGGCGTTAATGTCGTTGTCAGCCGTAGCGACCCGGAGTTCAGTCTCCAGGATACGGGTGGCCACGAACATCAGGGCAGGCGGAACAACCAGCTTGCGGGGCTTGGCTGCGATCAGCAGGCCACGCTCATCCGTCCAGCCAGCGATCTGAATAACGGCCGCCTCAAGGGAGGTCTCATTCAGGTCAGCTGCCGTAGACGGAGTGTTGGAGTTAACGCCACCAGAGATCAGGGGGTGAGCAGTCGAGAAGAGCTCAACGCCATCGCCGCCGGTATAATCGGAGTCGAAGCCGTTGTTCAGGATCGATGCTGCCTTGACCTGTTTGGTATAAGCCATAGCACGGGCCAGGGCCTTGGTGTACCGGCTGGACAGGGAGTCATAGAGGTTGTCCTCAATTGCCTCTTCCGTCAGCGAGAAACCCAGGGCAATGGTTTCGTGCGTATAGCGAGCCGTCCAGGCTTCCTGGCCGTTGTCATAAGCGATGGCAGAGCCCTCGTTTTTGACCGGTGCGGCTGAGAAACCAGACAGTTTTGTTTCTTCCTCGAATGAACGCTCGGAGCTCTCGGTCTCGAAAACTTCCTTGTGTTCTTCGCCGTAACGTGCGTACTCCATGCCGAACAGGGCGTTCAGGCCGGGGAGCAGCTCTTTCAGTAGTTGGGCACGAGAAATAGCCATTTGTCAATCTCCTTATACGCCAGTCGGGTTGTCATACTGGTGCATACCGGCGTTCCATTTCACGATTACTTCCGTGTAAGAACCCAGGGAGTTTGCAGTCTCGGACACAACATCAATGACACGGACCGGGAGGGTCGAGTCAGTGGCGGTCGTAACCGAAACGGCTACTTTCGAGTTACCAGTAGTGGTGTTTCCAGCATTCTGGACAAGGGCTGTGTTCTCACCAACAGCTGCACGAGAAACTGCGTTAATCGTGGCGCTGCCAGCGGTACAAACGGCTACCTTAAACAGAGTGGTGGGGTTGTCCTGAACATAAGCATAGATGTCATCCACGCTTACATTGCCAGGGTAGTACTGACGGAACGTAGTTCCATAGGTCGGATCCGTATAGGTGCAACCAAGGAATACGCCAACAGGTGTGGCCACGGCAGTGCCGGTTTCTTTCGACAGAGTGCCGTTATTGTTCAGCTCAACAACATCACCAAAGAAAATGGCGGTTGCGGAACCAGAAGCAATAGGAATCTGGCGAGTAGCACCGGCAAATACCTGACCGCCGACCAAATTGATCGGGATTAGCCCGTAAGGGGCTGATACGGTGGGATATGCCATTTTTAACCTCTAAAAAAGTTATCGTCCTTTACCAAACGATGTCGAAGACTTGCGTTCTGAGAACAGCGGCATCCTCGGATCGTTCTCTCTTAAAAAATTGTTGTCCACAGCATCCATATTGTCTTTTGTGGCCTTGGCGTAGAAAGCACTACGCTGTTTCACAAACTCCTCAGGCATTTTGCAGAGCAACAAACCTGCGACCTCAATGTTGTCTTTGAATCGACTGTTGGGGTCAACTAGCATCTTAAATTGGGGCTGCTCCTCAATCCTGACTGGCTCCCAGCCCTCCCGGAATTTGGCCGAGATGTTCTTGGCGTCAGCCTGATTAAGCATAGAAACCCTGACCCAGCGATATGCGTAACCCGGCTGCTTATCGGGCTGCGGCAATGTTTCGGGACGCTGCCATGCTTTGGGGCGTTCCTGTTGTTCACGGGTCTCAATTGTGCGAGCAAGTCTATTTTCAGCCATGTTAGTTCTCCATTGTCTTTGCATATTCCCGAGCATATTGCTCAGGTGTTAAACCCAGCTTTTTTGCCAGGGCAATCTGCGACTGTTTCAACACCACTTTTTTGGGGGCGGTGCTGCGTGACGCCGGAGCGACTACGGTGGCAGGTTTGTTTTCTGTGCGCTGACTGGGCTTGCCGCCCCCGGTCTGCGTTTCATTGGGAAATTCCTCCGGGAATCTCTGGCGCATGGTTTTGTCGATGCGCTCGTAGTATTCATCGGTGGTTGCATAGGCTTGCCCATGCTTTTCAACCAATTCTTCATGCAAGGCCAAGGCCATCCCTGTCATCAAGCGATTCGGTCCGAACCATTGATTGCGCTCTTGCCACGCAATCGCCTTGCCGTCAGGTTTTTGTACTTGTGCCTGCTGGTCGATATTTACATCAGTTTCCTTGGCCTGTAAAGGGGTAGGCTTAAACCTCTGGGCTTGCTCGGACCGCATCTTGGCTGCGGTGAGCTTCTCCTGGGCCTCCACTACCCGGTCAGAATCCCCGGAGTCATAGGCTTCTTTGTACTCTCGCTTGGCCTCATCGAGCTGGCGCTGGGCTGCCTCTTTGTAGGAGGAGACCAGGGCTGTCTCGGAATAAGAGACCTTGGCTTTGAGTTTTTTGTTCTCCTCTATGGCCTGTTGGGCCAGTCGGAGTGCTTCCTGTTGCTCCCGTAAGGCAGCTTCTTTTGCCCGGCGCTCATCGTGCCAGACCTTTTTCATCTGCTTTAGGCGGGTTTTTACCTTTTCCGAGTAGTCCTCAAGCTCATCAGCCTCGAGCTCTTTGACAATATCTTCGGGTAATGGCTCTCGTCCACGATCTTCTTCGGGGGTGTCGTCTTGGACCTCGATCTTGACCTGTTCAGCGCCTTCGATCTCAATTTCCAATTTGTCGTTCATAACTTCTGCTTCTTTTGGTAACGGCATGATCACTCCCTATTTGCGGCTGATTCCACGGGGGTCTTCAACTACACCCTCGACAGAATCATCGTTGATGATCCGAAACTCTCGGCCATGAATCTTGAGCCTGGTTCCGGCGTGTGGACGCACCAAGATGAAATCTCCCTCTTTACACCAAGGGCCACTTGGAAAACGTGCTGGGTCTTTGTAACAATCCGGGCCTATTTTCACGACAAACAGCACCGTGGTTAGTAGCTCCTCATGTTGCAAAGTCATATCTGATTTGAGAATCCCGCTGTCGTAGGTCTCTTCAATCTCTGGTATTGCGCAGAGAATCCGATACCCGGACGGGTCTGGTAACTGCTTGGCTTTGCGCTCAGCTGTGTCGGGAAGGGTACTTACTTCTCCGTCTTCTGTAGCGATGGCGAGTTCACTCATCGTCTTTTTCCATCCTTTCTGATGTCTCTATGAGTATGTTGTTGGCTACAAGTAAGCCCCGGTAAATCCCTGCCGCATAGCGGTAGTCGGGATAATCCTTGGCGGTCCCCATTGCCATGTCTTTTTCAATCACCTGCATTTCCTCGGCTAACTTTTTTGAGAGATAGACGAGTAGGTCTTTGCTCATTCATTTCCTTTCTTTTGTTGTGATTGTGCTATCTGGATGCCCATTCGCATCCCTTCGATTTCCTCTTTCGAGGCCCTTTCCTCTTGGTCTTTTGCAACCCCGAGGCCAAGTTTCATACCCTCAATCTCTTCTTTGGATTGGATTCCTTCCATAGCAATGCGCTCTTGTGAAGCAATGCGCTGGGTTTCAATCTGCTGTTGTTGCAGCTTGAGCTGGGAATCAATCTGATCTTTTTGCATCTTGCGTTGGACTTCAGCTTGTTTGATCTGAAGCTCTTGCATCTGCATTTGTAAGATCGGATCTTGGGCTTGTTGTGCGGCTTGCTGTTGTGCAGCGTTAACCTGGTTTTGTTGTAAGAGCTGTTGGGCGGCCTGAGAGACCATCCGGGACAGCGCAGTTTCAAATTCCTCAGGTAACTGATCTTCAGAGTCTGGCGAGGGTAGGGGTGCGCCAACTTGCTGCTCGATCATGTTCCGGTATTGGAATGCGTAGTGCTCTGCTATGTGCGCCTGGAGGGCAGCCATCATCTGTTGTGCCAACGGATTCTGGCCAATCATCTGGGCGGTCATTGGGTCTTGCATAAATGCCATGTGAGTAGTGATATGTGCCTGGTGATCCTGGTAGGCGAATGCTTTCAAAGGTTTCATCCGAACCACATCCATGTTCTCGGATACAGGATCTTTGGGCTTGTTGTCGTCTTCCAGCTTTACTAGCTTGGAGGCGTTTTTAATTCCTAAGACATCGAGCATTTGTCGATGTAACTGGGCCAGGTCATAGAGCTGCGGGGCACTTTGAGCCAGCTGTAACACGGCCTGGTACTGCACCACCTTTTGCGACATGGTTGCCGCATTAGGATCGGAGACCGGAATAACGTCTACCTGGTCATAGTCTGATTGCTTGGCCCGGCGTGTTCCGTCTTCTGGCTCATAAGAATAATCAGGCGGGGTGTAGTCCCGAATAATGTCTTTTAGGAGCTTGAACTCCTGCCGCATTGCGTAATGAATACGGGCCTGGACGGCCGACATAATCTTTAGTGTGCGCTCTAGGATTGCCAGCGTTGTTCCCACGGGGGATTGGGCTGACATATCCGAGATCTTGAGATCTGCTGCCGAGGCAAAGCGGCGGCCTTCGTCAATAATCTTATCCATCAAGGCGGCCAAGACTTGGCTTGGCTCCTTGTATGGCAAGGTCATAATGTTGTCTTTGATCGATCCAGATGAGACATCGACATCTCGGAACTCGGCTGGCGCAATCGGGGTATCGTCACCTTTAATGCGGAGGCCTTTGGTTTTAAATCCGCCGGGCAGATTAGACAGAGTACCTGCGTCAACAAGTTGCCGAATAAGGCTAGTGCCAGACTTAGCAAAAGCGCCAATAAGATGGATAAGCCCAAAGCAATAGAAACCAAAACCCGGAACGTATCCGTAGTGAACGAAATGATTGCGTTTGGCTTTAAGGTCATCTTCTGGGTTCCAGTTTCTTCTTATAGATAATATGGTCTGAGTGCCCTTTTCAATCGTTACTACATACGGCAGGGCGATGCCGGTTGGCTCTCCGTCTTCGTCAACATCTTCAAATCCCTCAAGATCTAGGTTGATGTGCATCTCCAGGATCTTGAATCGATTATCTGTCGTTGCCCTGAAACCCATCTTCTCGGCAATTTTCTTTTCTACTTCATCAAAGGTATCGACCGGATCGTCTAATTCAACATCCCGGTAAAAACCTGCCACTTGAAGTTTCTTTAACTCGTTCTCTGTCTTCCTCATTACATGGGTAACACGCTCTGAGGTAAGAAGACTTGATGCCCCGTAAGGGACCACGATGTCTTCGGCCGGGACAAAGATGGCGACCTGCCGCTCAAGGCTTGGATCGTAGTAAACCTTTTTAAATGCGTTACCTGCCAGACCCAAACCCCAGAGCATTCTTTCGTGCTCGGGCCGGTACTCGGGCATTTTTTCCGTAAGCTGGTAGTTCATGTCCTGCTGGACCCGCATTGCTGCTTCCCGCTTCTCCGGGGTTTCCTTCCCAATAATCTGAGTCTTTACCGGACCCTGGGCGGGGAATGTTTCCATGATGGTTTCGGACTGAAACTTCACCAGGGCTTCTGATAAAAGAGGGTGATAGACACCGCAAGCCCCAGGCCAGGGTTCTGTGCGGTCTTCGATCTTCATCCCCAAGAGCTCTAACCCATCAACATAGGTCTGCATCCAATCTTTTCTAGCGTCCAGATCAGATTGAAAGTCTCCCAATAGCTCATCGGCTAAAGTTGTTAGAACACCTTCATCTAAGATCTCAGCCAGATTGGCGTTAAAGTCGCCTTGAATGTCTTCTTTTTCTAGCTCAATAATTGTCTGGCCATCGATTCCGACCCGGACGGCTTCTGGATCTTCGATTTCAATCTCAATTTCTGGAGCTTCCTGGGCGGCTAGTTCTTCAATTCCAACCGGGGCTTCGTACAAGGCTTTATCAATGGCCATAATTCATCCTTAGTAATAGACCATCTTTCTTCTGAAAGACGGTAAGTCTTCATCTTCGTCTAGCTGCGTCTTTATGTATCCGCCTTTTCTAAATCTCATTAGGGCCAAAGACACCGTATCCACATAGTCATCGTGATCTCCAGATGGGAATGAGGCCACCTCGTCAATCACCTCTTCGGCCCAATTGGTATTCGGGGCCCAGACTCTCCCAGAGGCAAACAAGTCAGAAACCGCATTAAGTCTGGTTATCTTATCGTTGCCCCTTACCGGCGTAAACTCTTGAACCGGGACGCCCATAGCTCTTAACTCATAGATCAAAGGAGCTCCAGAGGCTTTTTTCTCAATAATGATTGAGTCTGGCTCCCACTCTTTAGCCTGTTCTAAGACCATTTTCTTTAACTCTGGGAACTCCACCCGGTCTCTGACGGCGTTTAAAAGAATGATATTGGCCTGATCTTTCCCAGTATCGTCTGGGTGGTAGAACACCCCCCAGATCGTACAGGCCGAGTAGTCGGCCCGGTTGGATTTCTCAAAAGCGGTATCCCATGCCATGAGGATAAAGTCACAATGAGGCGGGGAGTCTGAATCCCAGGTTCTCCACCACTCCCTTTTCACAATGGCTGAAGACTCAGATGTCGGGGCTTGTTGGTATTGGGCCTGCCACTTTTGGTTAGGAAGCTCAGCCCGTAGAGCTTCTAATTCCTCTAATGGCCAGAACTCGGGCCACAAAGGCTGGCCAGAAGGTAGGATGGCTGGGAACTCAATTACCTCCCATTCCTCCCCGCCCCTTTGGCCTTCGGCCTTAATTACTTGCCCAGTTAAGTCTCTCTTACCCCACCGGGTCATCACAATAACAATCTGCCCGCCCGGCTGAAGTCGCTGTCTCGGTCCAGAGGAGTACCACTCATAAACCTTGTCGTAAATCCCGGGGTCATTAGCTGCTAAGGCGGCTTCTTGTTCCGAATGGGGATCGTCAATGATTAGTAGATCAGCACCCTTACCGGTAACCGTACCCCCTACCCCGATAGCGAAATACTCCCCGTCTTTATTCGTAGACCACCGGCCGGCCGCTTTAGAGTCGTGCCTTAGGGCCACATTAGGAAATATCCGGGCATAAGACTCCCCGTCTACCAGGTTACGAACTTTCCGTCCAAACCCTACGGCCAGCTCAGCTGTATTAGAAGTCTGGATAATTTTCTTATTCGGAAACCTCCCCAAATACCAAGCCGGCAAAAGGTAGGAGGCAAACTCAGACTTTGTATGACGGGGAGGCATATTGATAATCAACCTCTTTAACTTCCCAGAGGCGATCTCCTCAAACTTCTTAGCCATAATGGCATGATGTTTCCCGTGGACAAAGCCCGGCCACATCGCCCGAACAAACTCCATAAAGTCTTTCTGGCCCTTCTCCCTCTGGACAGCCTTTTGATACTCGGTGGCCATTAAGACAAGACTTTCCCGCTCCCCTTCAGGGATCATCTTAATTACCGCATCAAACTGCTCCTCCGTCAGACTGCTTAGAGTCTGAAAGACTTGTTCGTCATTCAATCTCTCTAACCCTCAAATAAGACGGCCGTATGGATCTTGCCCGCCTGGGTACTCCCTTACAGACACCCAATTTAATCAACGCCCTCATCTTCCTAGATACATTCCCCCTACCCTTTTCCCCAGTCATCCTCATTACATCATCTACAGAAGGACCGAAACCGAATTTCTTCCACCACTCATCAATTACCAAGTAGATCTCTTTTTGAGCAGGTGTCATTTCCAATTTCCAGATGGAACCAAATCATTGACGGGGGGGTTTGCAGGACTGGAGTTTTCAAAGCCTCCAGAAACTTTTGCACCCACCCCCCCTACGACAAACGAAGCATTCGTTGTTACTTCTTCAGGTGAAGTGAGCGCAGACTTAGGGTCTAAGTCATTGATTTCATTGGAGTTTTCCACTATAACAGGTGTTATAGTGCTCGTAACAGGGTCCATATCAATATCCGTGGTAGAAGCGGTTAGGGCGTAATTTTTGTTGGATTGAGTGTGCGGAATACTAAGCAAGGGGGGAGTCTGCGCAGCCGCCGAATCCAGGGGGTGGGCGGGGGGTGGGTCTCCCTGGCCAGCCTCCGCAGCCGGGACCGGGGTCGCATCGATCGCACCACTAGCAGCCAGGGCCAGCCGCAGGGAATTGATGAGCCGCTCCCGAATCTGTCCGGCATCTTGCACATGGACGACCTCCCGGCGCTCGGTAAAAGCTGCGACTTCGGTGACTTTGCCGAGAAGCTCGAGGGCCCGCAGCCGCTGCGCCGGGGCGATGCTCTCATCAATGGCCGCTGCCGTTAGCCGCTCGATGACAAGAGCCCTCAAATGGGCGGGGGTTGCATACTTCTGCGCCTCAATCGCCACCTTGAACGCATCGATTTGACGGGCGATCGATGGGCGGGCTGCCAGCCTCTGCCCTTCCTGGCTCTGGCTTCTGGGCTTCCCTTTGCTCTTATAGGCCGCTCTATACGCTCCCGCTTTACTCTCACCCAGGGCGATATGTCTTGCGAACTCCCTTTGCTTCGGTGTCAGACGCTGTTCTGTCGCTCCCGCTGCACCTAGTAACACGACATCCAACGGGACCGCCTCGAGGCCTTCAGCTATCTGTTTTCGGGTGAGTCTTTTCGCCATGTTTGCCGGGTATAAATTGAGAACACGCCGCCGAGTATAAAGCCCCCCGCATTGATTGCAATCCCCGCCGCTGCCGTTCCTGGCCGCTGCCGCTGATGCTCACACCCGCAGCCGACCGCCTGGAACCCCAGCAGCTGAGCCCATAAAAATAATTTGAACTTTCCCGCTTGCTTGACTGTCAACTCCTGGAGTATGATCGCCGTTATACATGAGAGCGGCCTCGTCTCGTGTATCGACTAAAACCCTGGAAGCCTTACGCCGCAAAGGTTTCCGCCCTGCTAGGAGATTGAAACAATGACCAAACACATCGACCTCGATGCACTATTCGAGGAATGCCTCGAGGATACTCGGCAAGCCTTAAGGCGTGGAGAAATCCACGACTACAAAGCGAACATCGACCGCCTGGAGATATACATACAAAGCGAAAAGGGCTGGCCTTATACGCTGGCCTGGACTGCCGATGGATACATGAGCCCCGCCGAGAATTACATCGACTGACCGCCGCCGGGACGGGTTCCCGGCTTTTTCCCTGCTAGGAGTTTAGAAAATGCAAACAATCGACATCACCCCACGCTGGGCCGATCTCATGGCCCCGCTGCTTTCCCTTGCCTATGAAGGCAAGACCACAGACGCCCGGATCCATGCCCGAGGCGAACTATTCCGCATGGCCCAGGCTGCCGACCGCTGGAACGCTGCCGCCCCGGACCTTGTGCGCTGCCTCGAGTTTATTTTGGCCGACCTGAACACCGACCTCTCAGCCGAGACCGCCGGACTCATTCAATCAGCTATTGATAAAGCCAGGGGGAAAGAATGAGACGCCTCCCCTCGATCGGTGACGAATTTCTCCGGGCTGCCGTTGTCATGGAATCCGGCCGCCTGGGATCCTTTGCCGGGGCCCTTGGCGAGGCCTATATCTACGCCGACCCGACCAACCGGGAGAAACTCGCCGCAGCTTTCCCCGATGTATTCGCCCGAGCCCTTGACCTACCCCCAACCCTAAAGGTGATCAAATGAACGCCCAAGAACTAGCCCAAAAACTCAGCCGCACCCAGCACCTCTACGCCTTTCGAGGATTCTCAAACCCCGCCGACTGCGCCCAGGACCAGCTTAGCGGCCGCACTCACTACGCCGACCCGGACACGCTGCGATTTCATCATGCCCGGATTCTTTCAGCCCGTCCCGAGGTTGAGGGCCTTTTTTACCGCATCACAGAATCGTGCGCCCTTGATTACGAAAACACCGCCCGAGGGTTTCGGGTTGTGCTTTTCGATCTATTCGGGCAGACCGTCTATCGGCCGAGCCTTGAGGAATGCCGCAAGACCCGAGACCCAGCCGAGCGAGACTTTACGAAATGGCTGCAAACCTTCGACCCTGTGGCCTATTACCGGGACGCACTCGAGGCAAGAGCCGACAGACTGAGCCAGCAAGCCGCAGCCATGCGGGAGATCTTCGAGACCGCAGAAGCCCAACCGATCAACTGATGAGCCCAGCAGGGCGAAACTCCCCCCGAGACCGCAAACGGCCGCAAGGCCCGAGACCGCAGACGGGGGAGTCTTGATCTGAACACTAAGGAGGTTTTCCGATGCTCTACCAATACAAGCCACAACCCAACGACCCCCAGGCCGGCCGGCTGCCTTACGGCTGCCGCCTTCGGGTGATACCCGGAACCCGCCGGGGCCACACCGTCCAGGTGAAAGACACGACCGGGGAGCCCCAGGGCGTTGTGCTTTTCGCCTCTCTCGAGGTGCTCCGATGAACCGGGGAGACCTTGAGCGGATGCGTGATCGATTGGCCGCCAGGGCTGCCGCCGACAACCAGGACAGCCCCCTGATGGTGGCCGCCGCCGGGATTCTGTGGGCGTTCCTCTGCGTGGTGTGGGCGTTTTTATAGGGGGAACCATGAAAACGAAAATTTTTGAGAATGGATCAGCGACACTCGAGCGGCTTTTTCCCTCGGGAATGTATCTCGTTCAGGTTTATGTCGGGACGGAACTGCACGACAAAGTGCGCTGCGATGACTACCGCCGAGCCCTTGAGTATTTCCGGGCGTTTAGTCGGATTGCGAAGAATGCTTGACCGCTGCCGGGACGGTTTCCCGGTTCAACCTGCTAGGAGAATGACCATGAAATATCGTTTTATTGAGGATCCGGGCCACGGCTGGCTCGAGGTAGATCGGGCGGAAGTTGAGGCCCTCGGGATTGGCCCCCAGGTAAGCAGCTATTCATACATTCGAGGGTCTAAGGTTTACCTCGAGGAGGACTGCGATGCTTCGATCTTTATCAATGCCAAGAAGGCGACCGGGGAGACTGTCGAATACACCACGGTTTACCAAGAAAACACCCCGATTCGGGGTTACTTGCGGTGGGGGCAGCGATGAACGAACTACTCGATAACGAGACCCGCTGGACCCGGATTGCACACGATCAGCTAGTCGGCCGCCGGATCAAGGCGGTTCGATACATGACCGAGACCGAGCGCAAGAATATGGGCTGGACCCATCGGCCAGTCGTTCTTGAACTCGATAACGGCCACCTTGTATGGCCAGCAGCCGATGATGAGGGAAACGATGCTGGGGTCCTAAACACCACTAGCGAATATCAACCCGTCTTACCCGTTATGAGGTGAATCATGGGATTTTTTTCAAAGTGTTGTGCCAAGTCGCAGCTTCCGGTCGTTCACGATGGCCGGGGGTATCCTGAGTTAAACGAGGTGGTCGTGCTCTACCCGGACGGGAAGAAGATCGAAGGATCTTATGACGGGTATGGGCGTGTTGATGGGGTAGATCTCTGCCCGGGGGGATATGACCACCAGCTATGGACCAAGCTGAAATTCGTCTTGAAATCCAAGTATGCCGGGGAGTCTTACAAGGAACTTGGCCGATCATACGATGAGGCTGCCCAGGGTCATTTCATGGCCGATGATTTCCTGGATTACTGCCTCGAGGTCGGATCATTTGCCAGCCACCGGGAGTATCAGAAGGCGTTCAAGGAATTGGCCGCTTGGTAAGAGTGCCACCCGATAGCCCTCCCTCGAGGGTTATCGGATTGTCATTCGGCAATCACAACCTGCTAGGAGAATTGAAATGCCAAACTGGTGTAACAACAAACTGACCATCACCCACCCCGATCTAGCCATGATTCAGGGGGCTGCCGAGGCGTGGAATACGGGCGAATTCCTGCAAACCTTGATCCCCTGCCCGATTGAACTACGGCAGACGCAATCCATGTGCGGTGAGCCCACCCCGGAACAGGCCCGGAACCTGGATAAATACGGGTTCCGAGACTGGTATGACTGGTGCTTAGCCAACTGGGGGACCAAGTGGGATATTGGCCGCCGAGACGAGCAAGAAAACGATGCGGTGCTGGAGGGAAATTGTTTTACCGTCTCATTCGATTCGGCATGGTCGCCGCCGACTGGTGCATACGAGAGACTGACCGAAATGGGCTTTGGTATTCAGGCTTACTACTACGAGCCAGGAATGGATTTCTGCGGCCGTTTTGTGGAGGGTATCGATGAGACATTCAAACTCAAAGATGCGCCTAGGAATATCGATGAAATGTTCGGGATTACAGAGACCAGGGAGGCATACGATGAGCTATCAAATCGGGGATAAGGTGCGAGTAACCGATCAGCACATTACCGGGGTCGTGGTTGAGGTATGGGGGGATCGGGTCGTTATCGAGGATGACGATTCAGAATTTCCCTGGCCCGAGAACCGACTCGAATATCGATTCTCTGAGATCGAGGAGGCAGCGTGAGCATTGAGCATGAATACAGCCGCCTGATTCAGAGGGTTACTCGGTCCCTGGAAGGCGAGAAGCTCGATGTAGTGGTCCCGGCTCTGACGCTATTTTTAGCCCAGGCCGGGGCTTTTTCCGGGAAAGATAAACGGGGTTTTATTACTTTTGTGGTGGAGCGGATCGATGCCGCATTTGATGAACTTGAGAGAAGGAGCATGAATTGAACCTAAGACAAGGCGAGGGCAAAGTGCCCATCTATACGGGCGGAGCCCACCCATACAAGCTCGTTCCATTCCCCAGTAGAGGCGATTTTGATGCCCTCTACACCAACCTGGGCCAAGCCTCGAGGGATAAATACTACGAGATACTCAAGGCCCGGGCTGCGGGTGCTATGCTCAACGAGGCCGGGAAACCCTTTGGGATTACTAAAGAGAGGGTGCGTCAGATCGAGGCCAAGTTTCTGCGGCTTATGCGTGAGCAGCATGGATAAGAATCTTTTTAAGGGACTGGCTGGCTTGAAACAGACCGACCCGATTGTGAAAATCGTTGAAGTCCTCCCCGACTGCGGGGGAGATCCAATATGGTTTGAGTGCAGCTTTAGCCGCTTTTTCCCCCACCTGATTCGGATCGTTGTCTGCGATGACGATCCCTCCATTGATGCCCCTCGCTATGTGCTCGAGGTTCGATGCCGAGAAACAGATGTAGATGGTGTAGCGCATTTTTACCGCCTTCATAACGGCCCGGACGCTGAGCCCTGTGGCATATCCCTCGCAAAAAATAGGGAGGCCCTTTGCGTCTATGGTAAAGGCTGCCCCCTTGGTCGTTTGACCATAGAGGAATTTCTTCTGCCCCTGTTCATCGATGAGCTGGGCCCCCACGATACGGTTATTGATCCGCATCGGGATCACTAGGATCTTCTGCCCGTCTTTCACCCAGACATTGGCGGTCTCGTCTGGGAATCCCTTTTTCTCTAGGTATGGGTGGTGCAGGAGCTCCGTCTGGTGCAGGATCCAGCCGGCCTTGGCTGCCGCCCTCTCGGCTGCGTCCCGGCGCTCATCGTCTGCCCTTCGGATGGCCTGGCGGATTTGGGGTGTAACAGGTGTTACGCTCCGCCACATTTCGGGCTTGGTCATGGTGGCCCAGTTCTGAACCCAGCCAATGTCCCCCATGAATTTATACCGGCCGTTCCGCTTCCTGGGGTGATCCTCGGTGGGCGTGGCCACCCATTTGTTCGGGACCAGGGAGTTAATAATCAGCCCGTGGGCCCTTGCAAAATCCTCAAACCTCATTGATCCCCCCGATCCCATGCGCCTTCTCTATGGCCCTTACAAATGGTTCCCAGTTCTTGCACCCGATGTCGCCACCCAGGTCTGCGTAGTTCACCCCGATGTCTTGGATCTGGTGCTCGGTCAAAGGCAGGTGGGCGATTGGCAGGGAGCATGGCTTGGTGTCTGAGTGGATCACCCCCAGGATCGTGGAATCCCCGCAGGAGCATCCTCCCCGGAGCTGCTTGTGCTGCTCGAGCTGCCAGTAGATCTCGCCAATCTCGGTCATAACGCCTCGGTCCCCATCCGGGCCAGGTTGCCGGCAAAGGTATAGCTCCCGGTGTGAGTAAGGTGGATATAGGGGTTCATGTAGATCTTCCCCCCGGTCTCCCGCCACTCGTTGCAAAACCAGTAATCCTCGCTGGTGTAGCGGCCGTTCTTGCCTACGCCTACCTTGAAGAAATCCCAGCCCTTGACGGTCTTGCCATCGATTACATCCTCGTATTCCTGGACCACATTCTGGAGGGTCTCGAATACCTTCCGATGGATGAGCATGAATCCCGTGGGTGCATGGGTTACCTCGATCATTCCCCAGTCATCTTCGGTCGGATTGATCCCTACGGTGTTAAAGATAAAGTCTCCCGTCCAGTCCCGTGGGTTGTCTTTCCCAGCCTTGATCGCCTTGTTATACATCGACCAGTTGATCCGCTTACGGGGATAGGCCGCAGCCGAGATGGGCTTGTCTGCCAAGACTAGGCGCAGGATGTCTTGCTCCCCGAATCCAATGTCTGAGTCGATGAACATCAGGTAATCCATGTTCGGATCGTTCAGGAAAGTAACGGCTAGGTTATTCCTCGCCCGGGTAATCAGACTCTCGTTAAACATAGCTTGGTAGCTTACGATGAACCCCAGGGACCGCAGCAGCCCAACAGCTTTGACCGCTCCGATGCAGTAATCCCCGTGGCACATCCCCCCATACATCGGGGTGGCGATCATTATCCCGACCGGCCGCTTCTCATTGTCTGCCCTAATCGATCGATACAGCTCGTCTAGTTGTTGTTGGTTCACAGCTGCTCCCTCGCTTTCATTACTGCTGCTCCAAGGATGTTTTGTGATCCGACTATTTCCGATTTGGCCCTTGATTGAGCGGAGTAAGATTTGTTCATTTCGTCATAGAGCATTTTGCTTAATTCATACAGTCTGCGAAGCTCGTTGGCAGCGTGGAACTTTGTAGTCTTGGTGCATTCCTTTTCAAGGATTGCATCAGCCAGTTGCAGGGCTCTTGGTTGTTTTGGTGTCTTGGGTTTCATTTCTTCTCCGTTATAAGAATTTGATTATCAGCTGCACGATTCCTACCACTATTACGAACTCCACTCCACTCATGGTTGATCTCCTTGTGTTTTTGTTGGATGGCTTTGGCAAACTTGTATAACGAAATCGGGTAATCCATCTCGTTGATGATCTTCTGGACCTGGGGTTTACTAAGAGACTTCACACTCCCTCCTTGCGTAAAGCGGGATCGCCTTGCCGAGATACTTCTCCAGCGTCTCCCAAGGTTTCGTTATCCCATCGTCTTCGAAAAACAATGGCGTCCCGGTCTCATCGTTGAGATAAATTACCCATGCAATCGGTCTGTCGCTCATGCTGTCACCTTATAGTCGTGATGGATAAACCCCTCCTGGGGGATCTTGTGCTTATTGATAGTCATTGATCTGATGTAAACCACCTTACCGCTCTTGTATCTACGCTGATGCCCACGGCGGTCGTGAGGCTTCGGGCTGGCGTGTGTTCCGCCAAGCGATACGGACGGCTCTGGCTGTCTGATCTTTACCGTATTCCACTCAAATAATGGGCGCTTTCCCTTCCTGATCCGCTTAGCATTCGATGGGTTGTCATCGGTGCATCGATACCCAACAATCTCATGCCCGTTCTCCGGCTTTGAATAACAAAGGCAAGTAAAGATTGGCAAAACAAAGTGCATGAGCTTTTGCAGCTGACTGGCAACCGCACTCGAGGGAACTCCCTTACCCATCATTTCTTGGAGATAGTCTGGATTGAACCCTGGCTCTGGTTTGTTGTGCAGCCGCTCATGGATTTTCAGCCATGCGACTGGCTGTTTGTGTTTGGTGCTCCATTCGTTGATTACCAAAACACCATCCTGCTTTTCAATACTCATTACGATACGCACATCTTTGTCTCTGCGTTCATCGCTGACCGACAATATCAATGCCATGTTATCGAAAGGCATTGGAATATCTTCAATCAAATCGTTTGTGGTGGCGTCTGTGAACTTCCTACCATCAGCAAAGTTACGATACGCTTTGCGCAAAGCCTCGATGTCAGATAGGTCAAACCAGATATATTTGACAGGACTGAATGGCGCAACTCTGGCAAAGTCAGCTACTGTGAAATTCATGCCCGGTCCCTCTGTATTCTCTTGGCCCAGGCGATATTCTTATGCTTGATCCAGTTAAGTGTCTTCATTGATGGTGGTATTGGGATGTCTGCCAGACCTCGAGGCCAGACGCCAAACTTCTCCCGATACTTGTGGCTTGCCCAGTGCTGGTTGTAGTTCCGCTCCCGGGCGTAGTAGATGAGCTCGGAGTAAAAGCCCTGCTTCTCATCCTTCATCCGCTTACCCTGGCCTTGGAGCTCGAACATCTCTCCTGCTACCGCCTCGACCTGGTTACGCTTCTGTTTTACATGGCCGCAAGACGGGCAGGTATCTGAATTTTTGGGCCACAGGTGATCACACTTCGGGCACTTGGATTCCTTCTTCTGCTTCTCGGTTGGCTCCCGCTTAGCCTTCTCTACCCTTCCGTCTAGGCTCTTGACCCCATCCTCATAGACCTCATCCCAGTCCTCCCTGAACCGCAGGAAATTCCCTGAATGGTCTAGCCACAGAGCAAACTCCTTGCCCTCGAATGGCCGCATTACCCGGCCCATCTGCTGGATATGGCTGGACAATGACTTGCTGAATGGTCTGGCCGATACTCCGATCATTACATCCGGGACATCGAATCCTCGGGTAAGAATGTCAGTAGCAATTAGGCCGTGGATCTCGGTGTCGGGCTTGGCGAAGTCCTCGATGGCCGCCTTCTTGAAGTCGTCATTGTCTTTGTATGAGATCGAGACGAAGTTGTATCCCTTCTGAGCAAACTGCTGCACCAGGTCTGCCCCGTGGGCTACGCCAGCACAGAACACGATGGTCTTCCTTGGCCGGCCGAATATCTGATGGGTCATCTTCACCCACTCATCCACAATATCCCCGGTAATCTTCATGCCCCGCTCGGTTACCACATCCTGGGCCCACTCGCCTGCCACCTTCTTGGCCCCGGTCATGTCGATCTCTTTGGCGATATAGACCTTCAATGGCGTTAGCCACTTCTCCTCAACCAGGCTGCCGGTCGTGGAGCCGCAGACCACATTGGTATAGATGTCTCCGAGACCTTTGGTAAATGGGGTGGCCGTAAGTCCGATAACCTTTACGCTCGGATTGGCCTTGATGTAGTCGGTCGTCTGCTTACGGGTGATATGACACTCATCGACAATGAGGAGATCTGTCTGTAGTGGCTTTGATCGGCGCTCAAGTGTCTGAGCTGAACAGACTTGCAGCCGCTCTGCTGGGTCAAACTTCCAATGCTGGGCCTGGGTGACGCCGTGGGGCAGCTTGTATTTGGATAACCGCAGACTTGTCTGATCGACCAACACATTTCGATCAAGAACGATGGCTGCTCGTTTGTAGTTGTCTCGGGTTGCCTTCATTAGGTGTATGGCCACCTCGGTCTTACCGAAACCCGTGGGTGCATAGAGGAGCTGCGCCCGATGTCCTTGCTTAAATCCCTCTCGTAATGCCTCGATAACTTCGGCCTGATGGGGCCGTAAATCTAATTCCATGTTTTCTCCTGCCAGGTTCCGCCTGGTGTCGGCTAGGCTTGCGCCCTCTTACTTGTGTTTCATTTCCTTTACTAACTCTGATGCTGCTGCTTTAAGAATGACCGCATTGGCTAGTGCATCATCGTATTGTTTCTCATTGAATTGCTCGTATGTCTCTCTGAGTAACTTCTGCATTTCAATGACAATTGCTGATATGTCTATCATTTCCCCTCCAGCTTCTTGAGTTTCGTCTGCAATGATTTCACGGTTCGCATGAGCTCTGCGTTCCGGTTCTGATACATATCCCGGCTCTCCCTGAGCGTCTTGTTCTCGATCTCGAGGGCCTTCACCTGGTTGCGTAACTCTGTTACGGTCTCCTGGATGTCGATCTTCTCGATGTCGGTGGCGTCCCATTGGCCGATGGCGATCTTGTCTTTGAGGTTCTCGTTCTCTTCCGAGAGAGAAGTAACAAGTGTTACCAGCTCATCGATGCGGTCGTCTGCGACCGGGGCGGGTTGTTCTACTGGGGCCTTGATACCGATCTTCTCGGTATTCATCTCTTTCTCTTGGCCCTTGGAGTCGATGAACTTCCGCTTTTTCGGCTGCGGAGTCTCGCCCTTGGCTTTCTTTCTGATCCGGCCGACTGTCATCTTGGATACGCCAACATGACGGGCTATCTCGGCATCGCTCCACTTGGCGCACTCTGGATCTTCGAGCATCTCGAGTATGACCTTGCGATTGTCTTCCCAGGTCATCTGGAGGCCACGGTTCTTGTTGGCACTCCATGAGTAGAGCTTGGCGTCCCGCTGCGTTCCATCTCTTACTTCGCATTCAATGTCTTCTGCGCCATTGAGTTTATTGGCGTGGTATCTGTGGAAACCATCACCTAGCCATATCTCGCCATCGGGATCTTTGAATACTACGATCGGAGGGAATACCGATCCCTCCTTCATCTTCATGGCGTATTCTTCAAAGACCTTCTCGTCAATGCGAATACGGGCCTGTGTGCCACCATCGAGACGGATGGCAGTAAGCGGTAAGCGTGTCATTATTCTTCTCCTAGCAGGGCAACCAGTTTATTTGGATTTGTTCCTCTTGGCAACCCGTGGTGATAAAAATCTCAGGACTTCTCTAGCCCTTCTGATGTCTGCAAGTGTTACTTCCTTGGTGGTGATGTCTTGATTGGCCAGGGGAATCAGAGCTTCAAACGCCATATCAAACAGCTCATCGTCCGATGGCTCAGTCTCCACAGAAACACGAGATGTCTCCGTCATCGAATAGTTCTCCTTGATTTTCGTAGTTGTGTAACAGTGATTCGTAGCTCGGCCGGTCGGACCGGAATGTGTTTCCGTTCCCTGGCTTTTTGACTTCTGTAATGTCCGGGATGAGCTTTTCCATCTTAATCCACCATTGAGCTCTCTCAGGTTTATCCCTGATGAGGGCCACAATCTTGGGCAGGGACTTGAGGTAACAGAGATCACAGTTCCCGGCAGCCGTCTCCCCGTTGATTACCTTGAGCTGAAGATCGAATGGCTGCTTGGCCCAGAAGTCTAAGACATCGGCCTTGGTGACCTTGGCTGCCACCAGGGGCATCTTGGCCATAGGGGCCTTGGCTGCCCGGCGTGGCTCGTCATACCTGATCCCCACAAAGTCGTTGTTATCGGCCTCGTCATGCTCCCAGCCCAGGCTTCGGACAAACTTGTGCATGGTGCGGATCTTGAGAATCCCGGTGCACCACCGCTGAGCTGGGTTGGGGAGCTTGGCGTAGTGTCGGATCACGGCCTCGAATGGCTCCCCGTTACGGGCTGCCGTCTCGAAGTTTACGACCTTGAATCCAGGCTTCTCGGGGATGTATTCGACCCAGTTGATGTGGACTCCCCAGTGGTCCTGGCAGTCCTTGATGAATTGGTAGGTAGCTGGATCTTCCTTGCCGGTGTTAGCAAAACAGACCACCGCATCGCTTGGTATCCCGCCGTTGGACTGGAGCACCCGCCATAGCATATAGGCTGAGGTGCGGCCCCCACTGAATGAGATCAGGGTCGGCTCGGTTATCTTGAAGGGGTCTTGCATGGTCTCCTCTAGTCTCTGGCCATAGGTTCCCCAAGGGGGTGGTAGCCCACCCTCACGACCCAGGCTAACAGGTAGCCCCAGTCCCCCGGAGGCAGCGATTCATTCATCATGGAGTCTTGTCCCACCACTTCCCTCCACGACTACTCCAGTCCCTCGCTGACAGGCTGGAACCCAAACACGGGGTGTATATGCTGGGTGTCTTTTCTTCCTGGCCGCCGATTCAAGCGCTCTGCTCTCGAGAGGAGTTCGCTGCATAGGAGTGAAGGGGTGACGAAACCACACGGGACGTGGTAACGCACCTTCTTCACTCCTAGCAGACCTACAGGTTAATCGCTTGAGATGAAATGTGCAAGGGGGGCGGGTGTGTACGAACAACCGAATCCACGTTGCCGGGAATTCTTGTTCCCCGCCCCGAAACCAATGTACTCCCTGGCCCACAAAAGAAAAACCCCCTGACCGAGAGGCCAAGGGGTTTGTGGTGCATCGACACCGAGGAGGTTCTACCTTAAGCGCCCTGCTAGGAGAGAAGAAGGTAGGGTCGCCAGGTGGGCTGGCTAAGCTGAATATAAGGTTACAGAGCATTATTGTCAACTAAAAGGGCAAGAGCTCGACCGTCTTCCACTTATCCACGGGTACGTCATAAAAGGGCTCATCGGCCATAAATCGGTTATCCACCTTGACTATCGGGCTGGCCAGGATGTCTTCCCCCCGGGCCCACATGGCCTGGCTCATGTCTTGGGATACCGCAAACAGGGCTGTTTCCGGGGCTTGCTCAAAAAATTTCCTCTTCCTGTACGGTACATGGACCGTGGGGAAGGTGAACTTGCCCACCCAATTATGCCGGCGCTCGACCTCGGCGTACCCGATTACCTTCTCCCCATCCTTGACTACCAGATCCACCCCAAACTTCTCACCCTCGATGGCCTCCAGGTTCCACTGGTATTTGATGAAATCCCGGACCGCCTCCTTGGCTATCCGGTCGTTCTCATCAAAGAGCTGCTGGTCAAAGGGCTTCATTTCACAGACAGGCGGTCGTTCTCAAACAGCCAGCCAATGGTCTTCCTATGGGCCTCCTCCCACATATTGACCCGGGCCTCCCTGGTCATGCCGGCCCCCTGGTCCAGGTCTGAATGGCATTCGTAACACAGGGCTGCGATCCGGTAGTCGTGAGCCTTGATCCCCCGACCCTTCCCGTCCCGGAGCTGGTTCGAGTGCGCTGCCACCACAGTCCCATTCTTAGCGCCACAGGCCTGGCATGGGGATTCTCGGACCACCTCTAAGAGCTTCTTGTTTCGATACATCTTCAAGCATCTTTCTCATCTCAGCCAGCATCTCATGGGCTGACTGCAACGCATCTAGGTTTGACTCGATCTCACGATCCAAGGACCGCAGCTCTCTGGCCGCCTTCCTCATCTGGATCTGCTCGTCTTCGTACTTCATGTGCTTGGCATTAGCGTCTAGCCAAGCCGCAAGTCTGGCTGCCTCATTCATGCCGGGCATCCCACCACAGTACCGTGGTCATAACAAACAGCATCATTGATACAAACATCCAAGGGTGGTCCATGTCAGCCTCCTAGCTTGTAGCTTGCCTTCCGGTCTGTCTTCTCAACGAGCTTCCAGCCCAGCTTCTCAATCATTTTCTCTATGAAATCATGGTCGTAGTAGCCAACGACATCATCGAAAACCCACATTGCCCCAGGTGCGCTGCGGGAGTGGAAGAAGTCAATCTCCTTCATTACAGAGGTAACATCGTGCGGCCCATCAAAGAACACCAGGGCGTATTGGGTCTCAATAACCTTGTGCTCGTGGTAAAACGGAACGCCATCAGCAAACCGCTTAAAAAATTCCGTATCTTCCATGATCATGGGAACAGGGTTCACTGGGTGCTTCCCAACGTGGTAATAAAGGGCCGACAAGGTTTCGTTCCTCATCAGGTTGGTGTAATCGGTGCGCTGCCGAACCACCCCATCCTTTTGGGCGTACTCAATGTTCCCGTATGGATCGATGAAGACTATATTCCGGCCAAAGTCTTCCATCTCCCCAAGGGTGTTGATGATGTGGGCCAGCGAACCACCACGCCTGGTCCCGATCTCACAGAGCATCCCAGGCACACCTTTGATAGCCGAAACCGCATTCTTCAAAACATGGTAGTCGGCGTTATCCGTCTCAAGCCTCATCTTCTATCTCCTCGATTGACTGCAAAACATCTCCATCGCAGCACTCTGATACCCAGTGCCACTTATGGTACGAACCCGTGGCCCCCCAGTATTCATAAGCCCCGATACCGAAGTCTCTCTTGACCTCCCGGCAAGGCTTCTTGCATTCGCTGCAAAATCCATCGCTCATTTCTTTTTCTCCTGGTGCTTACGACTCTGCTCCCCAACCCACAGACCCGCACACACCAGCTCGAGCTCCTCGGACGGGGGGTTAGATTTCAAGGCATATCGCATACCCACAGAGAATCCCTCGGCATGGGCCTTATCGACCTTGTGGTCCATGTATAGGAAACCTAAAGCAATGAGAGAAGCCCAAAAGACAATCTTCATAGTCGTGTCCCCCCGTTGTTACGGTTTTGGCAGGGCCATGCTTTCTTAAAGATCTCATTGAGCAACGCTTCTGCGTTACGGTTTCTTTGCGTAGGGTTAGCAGCCAGCCATGCCGTAGCCATGTCTCGGATCTGTCCAGCCGTGATCCCGCTCTGGCTGCCGGGGCAGAAGGTGATGTTCACATAGACATCAAATACTCCCATGACATACCCCAGCGCCTGTATTCGCTCGGATACTTCAGAACTTGTCATCCTGTCGTAGAGATTATTCCCTGTCCAAAACTCAGCCCGTGCCATAGCCGGGACAAACAACAGACAAGCCAGCCACTTTTTCATTCTTCTTCTCCAAGATTACATTTGGCTCCAGCCTCATACCCTTTGGTCCAAGCCCTCTGCCAGCAAAGACACCAAAGATCGTAATAGCCGCCACCAAGAGGAAACTTAAACTCAGGGTCATGGTGCATTTCAAACAAACCCTTCACATCCTTGCGCTTGATGAACGCTTCCCATGCTTTGTCACGGTCAATGTTTTTAAGCGGTATATCGTCCCATAGTCCTTTAGCCACAGTTCTTCTCCTTTAGTTTGGCTTCAATAAACCTAACATCTTCAACACTCGCTCCAAGGCTCATTTGTCTTAGCATTTCCCATGCTTCTTCTTCCGTAAACCCAACCCATTCACGCTTTTCTTGCCGCACACCTTTCTCATACGCTTTCCGCATTTCAGGTGTCCATGTGTATCCCGCATCAGTTATTGCAATTCCCAATTCATCTAGTGGTGTCATGTGTTTCTCCTCATGTTTATGTTTTGCTGTTTCATCGACACGTTCTTGCGATATGTCGATAGCGTGTACATCACCTCTTGCTCGGATTGCTTCTGTCGCACTTTGTAGTGCTCCCCTGCCGTCAGGAATCCAATGGTAATTGCCGTCTTCAGGAACCCACAGGTTTTCACACACCTTCGCACACGCCTCACGCTCATCCGCCCGAACCAACTCAGCAAACTTTGCCACATCAAGACCATCCGCAAGATTCATGCACTCGTTATACATCTTGATGTGCTTCATCTTGGCTTCCATGTAGGCTTTGATGCGCTCTATGTCATCGTCTTTTTTCATCGCACCCTCGGCTGGCAGTTATAGGCTTGTGCCCCATCACGGAATGAACCCATGAAGCGGCAGTCCTCGGTTATAGATTTAGATTCCCATGCGACACCCAACGAAAACGCCACAATTGCAAGCACTACACATCCAAAGGAAGTGCGCCAACGCTCAACGCACCATGCCCACAGCTTCTTAAGGTCAATCAAGTCTTTCATTTGTTTACCTCAACTAAGTCATAAAACCATTCATTACCGCTGGTCCATTTGGCTTGGTTCTCTACCGTCCAGGTTTCCTCGGGAATTAGGAAATCAGGATGCTTGGTCTCGTTAGGGACTAGGCTTACGTCATACCAAAGACACCGGTTATTGGGCTGGGCGGCAAACTGGCCGTTATCGAGCTTGAGGATGTTGAAAGACTTGTGCTCCTGAGTGCCTTCGGAGAAGCTCACATCGAGGCGGTTGTGGTCGGCAGCGCAGAAGTCGATGGTGAACAGGTAGTTCCCAAAGTGAAACTTCCTGTCCTTGCCAAAGAATTTAACCTTCAGCCCCCGCAGGTTTGACTTCTCAATTACCGTAAAGTCGTAAGACAGGCAGTCCCATATTTGAAGATAGTCCAGGGGCAGCTCGGCCTCTGGGGTCTTCCATACATAGGCAGAGATCGGCAGCTTATCGAACAAAGCCCCGTAATTGATAAGCAGGGATTCAATCCTCAAAGCCTGGCCCTTGATGCACTTGGCCGTTAACCACACACAGGGCTCGAGCTCCCCGTGCCGCTTGGTATGGTTATAGAGATATTCAGCCTTAACGAAACACTTAACTGGCGGAACATTACCTACCAAAAAGCTCATTTACCTAATCCCATGTCTTTTAGCCCAAGGTCCAAAGACAGGCGGTCCACCTTGTCCTGAAGGGCAAGGTTGGTATCAGACAAATGGGCGATCCGATCTTGCATGAGCTTAATCAGGTTAGCCGCATGGAGCATGATGTCGTGATTCTCATGGGCTTCGGTGCTTGGATTTTGAAGATCAAATATCAGGTCAGATATGTCCATCTTTACTCCTTTGGTATCTGCGTTCACTTTGTTTGGCCATACAGGTTTCGCACTTAAACCGGCGCATCCCGTTGGCTGTCTTTACCCACTTACCTTTGGATTCGTTTCTGTAGTTCTGGCATGAGGTGCAAAAGCGCTCTATGCCTCCAAGCTCTTTATCTGTTCGCATAGATACGCACCAATATCCTTACCTCTGACAGCTACCATCTGAGCCTCTGGACACTCAAACACCACCTTAGAGGCATCCTCGAGGCCCTTGCGGTAGCCGGCCTGGTAAGCATCATTCCCATCGATGATCATTCGGATCGCATCCCGAACCATCGAGGAGGCCTTCCTTGCTTTGGCCACCCTCTTGAGCTTGGTATGTAATTCCTTCGGTATGTAGACCGAGTAAGGGACTAACCTTTTTTCCATTGTGCAAACCCCGTATGTATCGTTTCTAACTTGGCCCTGGCGTCTGGGTTGGTCTTAAGCTCTGAGCGAGACTTGATCCCCAGCTCGTTGCGCAGCCACTCCGTAGCTTGGTCTTCATCCTCATCCAAGATCTCTCCATGCTCGACCAGGTATTTCCAAAAGGTTGAGTCTCGGCAAATAAGCCCAGCAATACGGATAGACCGATCCCCCGAGTACTCCTGCTGCCGATCCAAGGGCTGGTTATCCCCGTTAAGCCTGACCATCACCACCTGGTAATGGGCCCCGACAAAATCCCGCAGCAGATCCTCCGGGATGTCATCCGGGTGGATGTTCAGGGTAAGGATGTAGCCATCCTTGTTCTGCCGCAGCGAGACCTTGAGGGCCTCAAAATTTAGAGTTTTCATGGATTAAAAGGGGGCGTCATCATCGTCATCGTCAAGGGCCTGAGGCTTGGGGGCCTCTTTCTTGTAGGGGGCCGAGGCCTGAAGCGATAAGTACTTATTGCCGGCTTTGGACATCTTGGTCCAGGCTGAGATAGAGATCTGAACCAGCTCCCCCTCTTCTTTCATCAGCACCTGGAGCAGGTCCCGGGTAACATGGATGTCTCCCCGCAGATCCGGGTGCTTATCCTCAGTCTTGCGTTGGTTCTTGGTCAGACTCCCGGTATTCGGGTACGGTTTGTAGTCGCTCATGCGGCCTCCTTAAACTTGTTTTTGGTCTTGGTGAACTCTTCCATGAGGGTCTTGAACCAGTCGGGATCACGGGCCTTGGCCTCATCGAAAAGGGTCTTGTTCTTCTTAAAGATCGCCATGACATCGGAGTCTGATCCGGCCATCTTGAGGGCGGTCGTGGCCCCGTTCCACAGCAGCTCAAGCCAATCGTTCTCGTTGGCGTCCGGGTTCATGGTGAGGTTGATAGCCCAGTCTCCCGTGGTCTTGGGCGCTGGAGGGGGTGTAACAGGTGTTACTTTCTTGACCGGTTCAATGGCCCCAGTCGTGGCATCCAGGGCATCGTGCTCAACAATCTCAAAGGCGTTGACCCACAGATACCGGCGCAGGTAGGAGATGACCGCCCCTAGGTTCTGGACCTCATGGCAGCCCTTCAGGGAGGCCGTAGACATGGGGGCTGAGAAGACTATGGATTCATCCTTCTCGGTGTTGTTGATGATTAGATAGGCCATGCTTTGGTCGCACTTAAACACCCCGCACAGGCCCACATCCTCGCAAATGTTCTGGATGGCTGGGAGGAAGTCTGAGAGCTCAAAGTACTCATACCCGGCAAACTTGTTCTTCCCGGACTTGGACAGCTTGGTGTTCTGCAACAAAACCCTGGCCAGTTGCAGCTTCTTGACAACATTCATTTCACTTGTTTCGCTCATTGGTCACCTCGATTAGTTTTTCTAAGTAATGGGCGGCTTTCACTAGATCCTCAATCCCGCCCTTGTCTTTGTACCGGGTTACATACTTGACGATGCAGCCCTCCAGGTAGCCAAGGTTATTGGCCACGATGTAATCCCAGGGCTGGATGGCCTTTTCTATGTAATGCCGGCCTCCTACCTGCTCCTCATTTGCTGTCACTCTTACTCTCCTGATATTCCCGCCATTGCTGGCAACGATGGT